CGCGCCCAGCCAGGCCGACTTTCCACCACGATGCCGATCGCTCCAATCGCGCGGCCCCAGGCTTCAACCTGCGGCACGATCCGATCACGCACCTCGCTCACGTCGCCGGCCGCGACCAGCCCGTGCACCTCATAGGCTCCCGTCGGGTAGGTGCGGATCTCGGTGATGGCGGCCGCCTGATCGCTTCTCCAGAATTGCGCGCTACCCGCCAGGATGCGCGTGTCCAGCCACTCGGGTGTGTGCAGCCGTGGGTCCATCGCCGCCGCGAAAGCAGGCCGCCATATCTGGTAACCGGTCCAGTCGGTCATGCTCGTCCTGGCGGAGGGGGATCTTTGATTGCTCGATCAGCAGACGTCACGTTTGATGGTGACGTTGTTCAGGAATGCCTCGAATGCAGGCAGGTCCTTTTCAAGCCGGCTGGGTCGGGTAATCAGATAAGCATCATACTGAACGCATGAAGCTTTCATGTCCGGCACCCAGCCCTGCTCTGTCAGCACGTTAATCGACAGCGTGCCTTTATCCAGCACAGCGCAATGGATGGTCTTTCGGCCACGAAAATCGATCCTCGCCCATTGCGCTGGCGTCAGCGCGAACGGCCGTCCCTTGCACTCCAGTTTTGCGGAGTGCCGAAGAGTCCAGGGTACAGTATTGAAGTCGGCCCAGATGCCGACCATCGTCGCGCGGGTCCGCTCGGTATTTTTCCTGCAGTCAAAAGGCGCGCTGATATTATAACCGAAGCCATGCACGTGCGTCCAACTCAGGCCAGGGCATACGATCCGGCCCTTCGGCGCATAAAGCCGGATCCCAAAATCCTCGGTTTCGTAGACGCGCGCTGCGGCAAAGGACGGTTGATAGGGCATTCCCATCGCGCAAAAGATCAGGATCGCTGTCTGCAGGTTTGATCTGAGCATCTTTCGTCCCCAGAAATTCCTCGGCTCGAATCCTGCCGAAGAGTGTTCGCAAATTTTGTTCCCGCTATGTTCCGTTTTCCAGCGCTTTTTTGCAGCGAGGACCATCGCGCAAAGGCGGGGTGCGGGCGGTCTCAGCAACCGGACGCCAGCCAGATCGGCAATCTTTTCCTGACGCCGGCTATTGTCCCCGACACGCTCGACGGCCATTCCGGATTGCCGTTCGTTTTTCCCTTCTTCAGCGTATTGTACGGTCCGCGCTGGTCGATCGCGCCGCTCACGCCACGATTATCTTGCAAAAGATTATGGATGAACGCGCCGGTATCGCTGGCCGTGCCCTGAATGCGTCGGCCCCATTGCCGGTCCCAATTGTCCCATGCGGATGCAAGTGAATTATAGTCGACGCCGTTCGTGCCGTCCGGTGTCGCGCCGAACGGATTATGGTGGCTTCTATACATGGGACTATCACCATAGGCGCCTTCGAATGCCGCGACGCCGAGCGGCTGCGCCACATCCGTGCCGCGTTTCTCTGCGATGGGGGAAACCAGCGGATAATTTTCCGCGAAGAACCGGCTGTATCGCGGGCCGACGCATTGCCGCGCTGCGGTTCGCGTGCTGTTCGCGAACATGCCACCCTTGGGCTGACGCATCCACGCAGTCTGCGGGAACAGGCTTGTCAAATCCATGCCCGTCGCGTCCGCGAGCCTCGGGTCGGAAGGTGCGGTGCCTGAGCCGTCCCCCGGATCGCGCAAAAAGATGCTCATAATTCCTCCTATGTTGCGCGCCTCACGCCACCGTTCCGCCGGCATCCTTCCACACTCCGCTCGCATGCCGCCAGATCGGCTTGCCGAGCGTCGTGTCGTAATACATCTGCCCGGTGACGGCCTTGACCGGCCGCTCGGCGGTCGGGCCGCAGCCCGCCAGCCGCCGGATCAGGCCATTGGCGGCGTCGCGCGCCTTGCGGTTCCATTCGGCCTGGCTCGGCTCATTGTCCTTGATCAGCACGCTCATGGCCGCCCTCCCGCCACCGCGTCCGCGTCATAGCCCTGGGCATAGGTCCAGCGCGTTCCCGCCGGGATGCTGAGCGTGACCCGCGTCAGGTTCCAATTCTCGCGGCACCGGAATACGCCATTGGTTTGCGCCTGCGGATAGAGCGTCTCCGTCATTCCGTCCGCCGGCCGGTTCGCGCCCGCCACCGTCACCGCCGCGCCCGCGGCATCGGTCAGCGGCCGGATGCTGCGAATCCGGCTGCGTTGGCCCGGCGCCAGCTCACGCGCCGCGTCGGCGATCGTCGCCGCCAGCGCCGGGCCGGAAAGCGTGCCCAGCCGATGCGCGCCGTCGAACAGCATCGCGCTCGGCACACCGCCGCGCAGCGCCGCTCCGTCCAGCATCAGCCCGTTCGCGTCGATCGAGGGATAGAGCGCGTCCAGATCCTCAAGGCTCGACGACAGCGACAGCGCCGAGAACAGACATTCGCTCGTCAGCGTCCCCGACGTCCACCGCCCCTGCGCCTAATTATAGAGGAACATCATCGTCGTTGGGTCGGCTGACGGCACCGCGACCATGTACAGCGCGCGCCCTGGGTCCACCACCGCGCTCATCGCGCCATAATAGCCTCGATCGATCAGCGATCGGAATGCGCGGTCGACCTTCTCGTCGCCGATCGCCTGCACGCTGACCCCGTCGCACGTCATGAAACCGCGGTTCGACCAGAAGAAGCTCGTCTTGCCCCAACTCGCCAGGCTCTTAGGCGCGGCGCAACCTGCGTCGGTCACCCCCTCGTCGGACTGCCACGCAGTATCACCCGGAGTGTAGGTCATGCGCAGGATGCGGTCTTCCTGGAACACCAGCCCATATTCGCCGCCGACAATTCCGGTGACGTCGCCGCCGCCCGCCATGTCATATTGCCCCGCTTCCGACGGGCCGCCCGCTGTCCAGTTTGCGCAATTGCCATTGTCGGACCAGGCGATGCGTAGCCCGCTGCCGCCGGCATAGCCCGCCACCACGAAACCCCGGACAACGCCCAGGTAGCGCGCGGTCGGCGGGCTCCCGCCCAGATTGATCATCGCGGAGGGCGCGGCTGGATCGAACTTCTTGATCGGGTCCACGCCATTGGTTGCCAGCATGAACGCGCCATAGGGACAGAAGCGCACGCCCAGATCGCGCGTCCCCGCCAGGCCGCTCGCCACGCTCGTATAGCCGCTCGTCGAATAGCTGTAGATGTTGCTTGTCGTCGCTGCGAACAGATAGGGCGTATCGGCATGGCGATAACCGCCCGCACCGATGCAGCGCGCGGGCAGCGTGCCGTTCTTCATCGACGCGAACCCCGCGATCGGCGCATAGCCGCCGGCGACCGCCACTACCCCGTCCGCCTTGCTCAGCCCCGCGCTCGCGACTGGCGGCTGGTCGGGCAGCCAGTCCCCGAACATTATCCGCGTCATGGCGTCACCGATTGGGTAAGCGTGCCCTTCAGCCGCATATTGCCCGACGCGTCGATCGACGCGACATTCACTCCGCCGATCACGAAGTAATATTTGTTCGCGACCCGATCGTAGCTGATATAGTCGCCGCCTGTGTCAAACGTGACGCGCGGCGTGTTAGCGAATGGGACGGAGAGGCCAAAATTGGAATCGGCCGAGGCGAGGACGGCGCCGTAAGCGACGAAGTTCCCGCTACTGTCGAGCGTAGCCTTGGTCGTATTTCCAATTACCCAGCTATAGATGTTGCTGGACCGAATGAAGCTCGCATAATCCCCGTTATCGTACAAAATGAGCGGTTGTCCTCCACCGTTCAGCGACATGCCAAAATTGCTGTCGCCCACGGTCAGAACATTGGCCACGAACGTCCCCAATGCATTGACAGAGAGCTGAGCTGAATTGCTTAGTGCAAAACTGTATGTTTGGGTGGTACGATTAAACGATAGTGTATCGCCGACATCGAACGTGAGGGTAGGGATGGATGAAATCAAGCTGCTGTAGAAATTCGCGTCTATGCCAATTGTCGGCGCGCTGAGTCCGTTTGCAGTCAAGCCGGTCGCGGCGATATTACATGCGGATGATCCGCCAATGTCGAAAACGAATTTGTCGCTCGCCCGGCTATAATAAAGATAATCATTGGCATCGAAATCCAGGATTCCATCTACCGAATTGAATCGCAGCCCAAACCGCATGTCAGGCGAAGGGGAGATTGTTCCGCCTTCAAAATAATGCCCTGCCCCGGTGTCCGACCCATAATGCATCGGCCCATTTTCGGCGTTAAAGCCTACGAAGCCATTGCGGGTCCCGTCGAGCTTGTGAAATTGGACAATACCGGTGTAGCCCGCCACACCGGAACCCAGTATTTCAACCGAGCCCCCCAAACCGTTCGAGCTTGGCGCCACCATGATAGGGGCTTGTGCCCGATCCGTAACTGTCAGGGTGCCCCAGATCTTCGTCCCGGCGGAGGAAAGTTCGGCGGACGAGGATGAGCCTCCGGCGGCGATGACGACGGAGCTGACGGGCGCGTCGATACCTCCGATATAAAGGATATCCGAGGCGGTCACGCCGGCGATACGCGTCACCACACCGTCATGCCGCTTTGCAGACAGATAGGTGTTGTTCGCCAGCGTGGCGGGCAGGGGCGTAACGCCCTCCAGCTCCGCCACTCGGCTTTCAAGCGATCGGAACGTCGCGGATGTGCTGAGCCGCTGCGACATCAGCCGTCCACCAGGAACTGGTTGGCACCGTCCGACGGCCCGCCCGTATTGCTCCCCAGGCCGGACCCGTCCGTAACTGTTGCGCGCATCCGCATTGGCCCGCCCGCATGACGCGTGCGTTGGCCAGCGTCGTTCACTTCCGCGATCAACTCATCGTACCAGTTCTTGAGCAGCGGCAGCCGCGCATCGTTCCATCCGCGGAACTCCGCCATTGCCAGGCTCGCCGCCACGTACAGATCGGGGTGCTTGGTAAGCAACCAGTTGGTCGGCTCGGCATC